CCTCAAGCTTACAAGAAAGCTGCTACGATGATTGGCCAAGAGATAACTATTGACGTCATAAAACGTGGTAAACCTGGAGTCAAATTCCTCGCCCGCGTTTATTCCCGTGATGTGTGGTATGGGAACCAAAACAGTTGTTGTGATTTACCTCGACAGCTGTCAAAACTACACTCGACTGTAGCGTTGCCCTCGAATATAACTCCTTCAATGAAGTTGTTTGAAAAGGCACGATCGTTCATCTTGACTGATGCAAATACCCCATTAATTGGAGCATTTTGTGTCAGAGCTTATGATCTATACACTGGTGACCCCAATGTTCCAACGCCTGATGGCTTGGTTTCGTGGTCATCACAATGGGATAAAAGTGTCCAATATCCCAATGATTATGGAACATGGATGAAAGATTATGCTATTGATGTATTGCCTGGATTTGATTTCAATGGATTTTTGAAGTACGTTGCTGGCGTCCGCGAACTTGCGGAGCTGCTTAATGTGCCTCAATTTGTTGAAATTGAAAGTCCGGGTTTTACAAAAGATACTGTGTGTGATGAAATCCTGTTGATTAACGGTAAAACGTTAGCAGCTATGGATGGAAAACACCGGCCTTTCAAACGTAACGTCGATATTGATGGGAATGTTTCTGTCGCACTTAATAGGCTGAATGAGTATTCAGATCATAAGCCTGGTGATGACAGTTGCGAAGGAAAGGGGAAGGAGCTTCAGACCACGAAATCCAAAACCAATTCACTGCTTGAACAGTGGGCTGGGGATGAATTTAATGTTCTGTTGCCAGGCCAAAGCTTGTATAATTATTACGAGAATGGCATTGATGAGAGTACTGTGTCGAAAATTCTTGAACTTGAGAAGAAAACCGGATCATTAGTGGTTTTCGTTGCACCCAAGACAAAAGAAGAGTTGGCCTTAGCACTCGAAGATAATGAGCGGAACTACGTGACTGGCGCTCATACCGATTTCCGACCAGTGGCTAGCCACTACCTCGATGGAACACCTTTAGTTCAAAAGACTAAATCCAATATACCAACTAAGATAGTTGACGTTACAAAACCCCCTGGCACACCTGAGGTCAAACAGAAAGAAATGTTTGACCAGATGAAAACCAGGAAGATGGCCAACGGCACGTGGAAGGAACAAGCTCCACAAACCGCGGTAAAACAGACTGGTCAACAACAATCTGTTGCCATTAAGAAGGTGGCAAGCACTAGCGTTAATCGTGGTGCCGTCACTGAACCTGGGAAGAACGTGGACCCAGTACGAACTGATGAGGCGGTGAGCATAAATGCTCCACCTCTGAAGAAAAACCAACAGAAACAAGTTGGTACTCCCGGAAGCAAGCCCCGGAAAGAACAAAGTGCTACAAAAGCCGCAAGTGTTACAGCAGCACTTGCGCCCATAGTTGAACCCGTGCAGGTTCCTATTGTTGCTCCTGTTGTAGTGACGTCTGGTTCAGATGTTCCTGCCAAAGCACCCGATGAGGGAGCTAAGTAGGTGTAAACACCTGACCCGGCCCGTACATAGGCCTTGTATGTGTACCGCGACTATGCGCGTAATCATAGGTTTTGGTAGAGTACGTAGAACTACCCGCGATTTTCCCTGATCACACATGACCGATATTGCGAATGCTGAAGCCAAGCTATCTAATCTGTCTCGTTCCGTTGGTGTTACACCTGATGGACTTGCATGGATGGATTGTTGCCTTGACCCATTCAAAGACGCGACCAAACGCCCCTCTGGTTTTCCTGACCTTAACAATGCTCCTTCTGTTGTTAGAGTTGTTAAGGCCACTGCATCAATTTCTGTTCCAGCTTCTGCTGGTTCAGGACTTTGGGACGCAAACGTCTTTCTTGACCCCATCGTTGGCTCTTATGGTCTAGCCGACACTGTCTCGCCCGCTGCTTTTACTTTATCTGTGGCTGGCCAAGGAGCACCCAGGCTCAGGGGAGGACTTACTGTCTTCTCTGGCCCTGCTGGGACTGCTCTCACGACAACCGATCTTGCACTGAGTATTCCAGTTCCCACTGCTTATGCAAATTCGAAGTCCCGTGTCATTGGCATGGCTTTTGAGATTCACAACACAACTGCAGATCTCTATCGCCAAGGTAGCTTAATAGTATACCGCAAGTTCTCCACTTTACATCGGAACTTGGCCGTTGACACGTTGGTAAACCCTGCAGTTCTGACCCAACGTGGGAGCTGTCAAGCTCTAAACCGCGTTTCACCTCCTGTTGATCCAAGTGTGGCTTTGTTACTACCTGGATCTCGACAATGGAAGGCTGCCGAAGGTGCATATTGTGTGTCAACACTTTCTTCGGCAATTGATGATCCCAACCAGACCACTTTCTATGGTTGCGTTGTTAACGATGCGAAACTCGTTGCTGGCCATGTTTGGTTTAGCCCGATAATAATTGATGTGGCAAACAGTGTTCTAATCACCACCAGTTCACCTGTAATTTCCACACCCTTCAATTTGTCAGGAGCATACCTCACTGGACTTAGCAACCCAAGCACCATCCAAATCAACGTGATTTTTGAAATTGAGACCTTTCCGGATGAATCTGATTCTGAGATCATCGTTCTTGCTACCCCATCCCCATCATATGATTCCGCTGCATGGGAGTTATACTCCCGAATTGCTCATGCCTTACCCCCAGGTGTCAAAGTGAATCAAAATGCTGCTGGAGACTGGATCAAGAACATCGCCAACCTTGCCGGAACACTAGGTGTTCCAGGAATGCCCTTAGTCAACGGAGCTGTTGACTTATGGAACTCGTGGCAAACTTCAGGTGCAGAGACACCTCAACCTGGAGTTATGAGTTTCAACCAAGCACCATGGTACAACCCGCCACCCCAACGCCGACGAATAGCAGCGAAACCCGCTGTCGTGCGTGCGCCAATTCAACCCGCCCAACGCCGTTCTCCACCAGTTCAAGCTGGACAGAATCGGCCGAAGGCCCGGAAGAAGAAAAACGCCGCCAAACCGAC